ACCAAAAGTTGTACCACCCACAAGGGCAGCATCTTTTAATGCTGTTCTAGTTGATTTTCCTCTAAGTTTCTGTACGCCAAATGTGGCTAATGCAAGTGTAAATGGATCCATATACTATTTTCCTAATAATAGCATATATTACCATTTTATTTACGTGCTATCAACTCATCGTAGAACTTGCCTTGATACTGATGCTCTCCTACATGCACTATTGCATCATTAACATATGCATAACATTTGCCACCTAAGTCTCTCCATAATTTACAAAAAGCAAAGTCTTCTCCATTATATGTCTTTTCTTTTGGGTCATGTAATGTGTCAAAAAAATTCCACATGTTTGGCTTATTGACATATTTGCCATTTATAACAGTTTTTTGAACTATCTCCTTATCAGGATATTTTTCTATCATTTTTTCAATCACTTCTCTTTTAATTAACATGCATCCAGTTGGTGAGTCTGTAACTTCCATAATACCTTTATTTAAATTAATATTATTAGCATCAGGCACTTTCATTGGATAAGTATGCAAAGCTCTTCTTATATCATCTGCAGATTTAATTCTTCCTTCTTGCATTTTTTGAAATGCTTTCTCCCACATTAAAGTTTTTAATGGATAAGGCACTGATATAATATGCTTATCTGCTTTTAACATGGAAAAAATAGATTTACCTTGAAAGTAAATATCGGAGTCAATAAATAATAAGTGTGTAGCTTTTGACTCTAAGAATCCAGCTACAGATAGATTTCTACCTTGTGTCACTAAGGATGATTTAATTAAATGAAAAGATACTTTTAATTTTTTCTTGAAACACAATTGTTGAAACTCAATTAAAGCTTGTGTGTAATGTATTGATACTTCACTATGCACTGGAGTTGCAACAAACAATTGGAAATTTTTGTAATCTTCGGGTTCTTCTACCCATAAAGGTTCTACAGCTTTTTCATAATCTGATTGAGTTTCTATACTTACCTCTTGTAAAGTTTGATATGTATCTTCGTTAATATATTTATTGCTTGACATTAATAGCCCCTTTCAAAAAATTTTCCCATTCTTTACCTTTTTTATCCCAACTATAAAATTTTTTAAAGTATTTTTGTTGCTCGTCTAAATGATTTTGTATGGTATCTGTGTGCAGATACTCAGCACAAGTATCTATCGCACTAGCAAAAGTATGCCCTAAAAGTTGTAAGTCTTTACTGTAGTTGATATATACAGGCCATTCTGCACAAGTTTCTGGTAAAGCCCCAAAGTTTGTTGTTATGACATGAAGACCAGCCGACATAGCTTCTAAAGCAGAGGCACAAAATGTTTCCTCAAAAATAGAAGGATAAACAAAAAGATCGTAGTTGGAAATGTTTTCTAAAATATATTCATGAGGTTTATAACCTATATAATTTACATTATTAAGTTTTTTTGCTTGATTAAATAAAGCCTCTGTATCTTTATTAGCTCTTGCTGCAAATTCACTTCCGTACACTTCATTCGAACTGTATACATCTAAAGTTATATTAGGATTTTTAATTAATTGCATTGCTAGTAATAAAACATTTAGTCCTCTCCAAGGAGTGCAATGATGCATAATTCTAATCGGATCTCCTTTTTTATAAATTTTTCTTTGAGGAAAATGACTAGCACCATTTTTAATTACTATTGATCGATCTTCTGGTATTTGAAAAAAATATCTAAATTTTTCAAAAGTCCAATGTGAATTAAAAACATACCAATCATATTCATGGTGTCTGTCTTTGTTTCTAAAAAAATTTTGTAAGTTTGGTTGATCCCAAGAATTTTTTTGCCAAAGTATATTAATCTTATTTGGATCTAAGGGTACTTTTCCAGGTATAGAAGTGCATATTTGAAATTTATCTAGTAAATCTTTTGATACGTATTTTTCAAGCAACTCATGTTGTATTTCTGTTGCACCTCTTGGTTTCATTTTAATTTAATTTCAGTACCTTCAGATGATTGTTGATTAGCCATTTCCTTATCAGCTTCATATAATTTTACTTGTAGATGGGTAGCAATTTTTGCTAATTCATTAATAAAAGTTTTTAAATGATTATCTTTTAAAATTATTTTTTTATTTTTTTTAAGAATATCTATTTCTTCATCAGTAAAGATAATGTGTGTTTCAGTTCCAGATATTTCTTTAAATATCATTCTTTTGTTTTAGCACCCATAGAAACTCTTGTTACTCTTATTTCGAGGTCTTGTCTAAAATCATCCACAGTAGTATCAGTATTGGGATCAGCAACATCAGCATCAAAATCAGCTTTAGTAGCATAAATTTTACCCGATCTTTTGTGTTTGATTATTTCTTTTGCTTCTGCAGGTATTTTTTTTATATCGTTCATTGTGGTCTTCCTTGTCTATTATATTTTTTATTATGCTGCAACTTCTTTTTTTTATTAACATTTTTTGTATGTCTCCTAGGACGTTTACGAGGTTTTGGTCGTGGAACGTAATGTGTAAATTTTTGTCTTGCCATTTTATATTATAATATGTTCTTAATCATTACACAATTCAAAGTTAAAAGAAACAGATATTCTAGGCTTATCATCAAAATGAGGCATCACCATATGATCTAAATGAGATGGAAATATAATAAACATATTTTTTTTAGGTTGTATATCATATGTAACATTAAAATCTAACCCATTAAAAAAATAACTATTATCTGTAAAAGAATTAGATTTATCATTACGTATAAATATTAATTGACCATCTTTTTCGGCAACCTCGACATAAAATATACCAGAAAAATTACTTTTTGGATGAACGTGAGGAACATTAAAAGATCCTTTATAATTCTTATTAATCCATAAATTTAACAAATTTAATTTAGCCTGTTTTGTTATATTATAATTATTTTGTAAACACCTTAAAGCTTCAGTTGTAAAAGATTTATTTAAATAAAAATTATCTATAGGGTCTGTTTGATAACCTCCTCTATTAGATTTGAATGCAGTCTTTTTTCTTTTTTCATTTTCATCTAATAATCTTAAAATAATTTCGGTAAGGTCTGAATCTTCTATTGTTGAAAATATTATAGATTCACTAAATATTATTTTTTTATCCATTCTCCTGGGATCTGTCTATTTGTGCGTAACTAATAACTCCTTGAATAGTGTTACTTCCAGTTGCAGCTTGGACTGTTATTGCATCACCGGGCTCTAAATTTATACCTTGAGGAGTTGCATTGACTTGTGATTTTGCAGCCACGTCATCCCTAAAAAATTCGTATTCCGCACTTGAATCAGAAGAATCTATTAAATTCATATTAACTAAGATAGCTGAAGAAGCATCACTATTAGAACAGTAAACACTTTTTACTATAACTGTAGCATCACTAGGACACGTAAACACCGTGGTCTTACCTGTACTAGATTGTTTATAACCTTGATTCTTATATCTAATTGTCATGATAAAAAATAATTAAAAGCGTCTTGTTCATTTTTAAGATCTTGTTGATAAGAAGTATTTAACTTATCTTGCATGGTTCGTAAAGACTGACTTATTTGTCTTTGATTTTCCTCTGTATAAATAGGTGTAGGTTCAGGAATTACAATATCAACTCTTGCCATTATCTCATACCATCTGGTTGCACATCTGCTCTAAAAGTCCCAAATCTCCAATTTTCATCAGTAGATGTATTAGCAATTTTTAAACTAGCAAATCTTGCCCTTGCCCTTGTGTCTACTTTTTGTGTTGATGATGATACTGTAAAAGGACCAAGGGGTGAAGAAACTTCAGTATCTACTGGAAAATCTCTTAATAAAATTGTTACTTGAGCATTACCTTGAATAGTTTTAAAGTCAGGAATAAATCTTCTCATACTCATAAATATTTGTGCATTACCTCCCTCATTTAAACTAAAATCTCCTGATTCAATAAAAGCTGGTATGGCTGTTTTAGCACCCGTTGAACTAACTTCGTTAACACCTTTTTCATGTTCAAAGTATTTTGTTGATCCGTTAATATTAGTAACACCTTGTACAGTAGGAAAAGTTGGAACTCCTGTTGATGTAAATTCTGTTGCATATGGGTTTTCAAATAAATTTGCGTCAACCCATGTTGTTCTTGATAACGATCCTGTTACCCAAGTTCCGTCTTGATAATTATAACAAACGTATCTATCATTAAAATCAGATGTAGCTTGTGGATAATACCAACATATTTCTTCATACAAATGATTAAGGCCAACATATACTGATTCACCAGCAGAATAATTAATACCTAAATTATTACCATTTTTAGTTGTAAATACAAAATCTTCAACAGCACATGGTAATGATTTAACTGTTCCGTCAAAAACAAAGAAACCACCAGACTCACCCATCCAATAAACTATACCATTCACGTACTTCATTGCATGTTGACCAATACATCCACAGTTAGATCCAACCTGCCTAATTGAAAATGTAAAAGGTGGACCAACAAACTGCATAACATACGCTGCATTATCTGTTAAAATAAAAGTATAATCTTTACCTTTTATTGCACCTACGATTTTAGTGCCTGAATCTAATCTGAAAGTTCCTGCAGTGTTTACTGATGTTGGTGTATAATCACTTATATTTTCTTGATCAGAAAATCTTATAAACATTTTATCTTGTGTTCCTTGATTACCAATTGTCGTTTCTGTTCCTAACATAATTAAATGCCTATCCCTATCTGAAACTAATGACATAACAGACCTTGTTGGTGCACTTGGTATTATTACTGCTCTAGTGTTTAATGCATTTGAATTAGAATTAATAGGATTCCAAGAAAAAGATTTGCCGTTTTTAATAGTAGCAATAAGTTGTTCACCAAAGTTATCTAATGACCAAGACGCAGGATCTGTTGTTAATGTTTGAGATAAAGACTCAATACCCCATCCTGTAAATACTTCTACTCCAGCTCCACTAGAATGTGCACTTCTAGTTCCCGCAGCAGCTCTAGTAATTCCAGTTAAATCATTGTTAGATATGCCAGTATATGAAATAAATTCAGCTCCAACTTTTATAGTACCCACTGATGGAAATCCAGTTGTAGATGCAAGTGTTATTGAAGTTCCTGATCCACCAGTTCCCGCAGTGTCATCTAATAAGGCTCCATTTAATGTGCTGAACACTTGTTGTCCACCACCCCAAAGTCCAGTTCCCCATCCAAATCCAAAAGTTGAACCTAAAGCTCCAGGTTTTATATATGGTGTAACTGTTGCAGATCCTGATCCGTTAACCGTGGTTCCAGCTGCACTTGCCATGGTAATAGTAAATTCATCACTACCGGGAACAGTAACAACTTGAAAAGGATTTGTTTCAAAATCAGATGCAACATAACCTGCTCCTGTTGGAGGTGTAACAGATGAAAATAAAAATATGTCTCCAGGTTCTAGACCATGAGCTGCTTTGTTTACTGTCACGGTTGCTGATGTATTTACGGTATCAAAAGTGCAACTTGTTAAGGCTGTGTCTAATGGAGTGATATCGAAAAAGGCACCCTCATAGTAAACTACTAATACTTTGTTTGTACCTATTGCAGCATATTTTCTTCCATCCAAATCAGCCCAAATAAATTGTTCTCGTGCTGCACCTACTAAAGTGCTTTCTAAAATTTGCTCCCAACCACCTATTTTTTCGGGTAATCCATATCTAAATCTAACAAAGTCCCCATCAGTCCATTTACCTTCTGCGCCTGTTTGAGTAAGTTGTTTGTTAAATCCTGGAGCTATATTTACTTTTGTTAATGGCATGGCTGATTATACCATATCTAAATAAGTTTAAAAAGGCACCACTTTATCCATCAATCCTAAATATTGTCTCTTATCATATTTAAAATCTTTGAATTTTCCCTCTTGATCTACATAGTGAAAAAATACTTGTGAACAATAATCTCCATCAAATTCATCTCTCCAATGTTCATGTTTAGCACCAAAATATAATAGACCATCACCTGGTAAAATATCTATACTTTCTCCATCTAAAAAAATAGGCCACGCCTTATCTCTTCCTAAAGTACAAGTGACTGACATTTCACAAGATTCTCTATCTATATGTTTTTCTAATGATGAGTATTTATGATAAACTCTTAAATAAGAATATGTAGGCCATAATTTTTTATTTAAAGTTTTTTCTATTAAAGATGTTTTTTTATCTAACAGTAATTCCATCAACGGATCTGAATAAAAAGAAGTATCAGCATCTGTTTGAATATCAAAACTTTCTGTATTTGCTCTATGTCTCATCAAACTGTATTGATGGGCTAGATTTTGTTCTTCTTCAGTTAAAAAATTTTTTAAATAATAATATTTTTTCATTGGCATATCCACGATACAATTGTATATCTAGTTCCCTCTTCTACTGGTCGTACACCATGTTTAAATAATAAATTACTTGGCCATATAATAGCTTTTCCAGGGTAAGGCTCTATTTGTAAAGTTCGATCTTTATAAACAAATTCCAATCTTCCTCCTTTGTAATCATTATTTAAAAATATAATTATAGAATATTTTCTTCTATCATTAGAAGAATCTATATGAGGTTCGTACTTACCCCCTACACCATATTTTAAAAGATTAATACATTCTACACCATCTGCAGCTTCTAGCCAATGTTTTTTCAAATATTCATTTTTTAAAGCTCTAACTCTATTAATTAAAAAATTACAATAGTGTATTTCAGTGTTAGATTTTGTATCTCTATTAATTTGATACTGTGTTACGTTTCTAACATTTTTATCTATTTTCGCTTGATCTCCATATCCAACACCAGCATCTTCAAAAGTATGATTTTTAAAAGTTCTTAATATATTAGCAACTTGTTTAGGGTGTAACAAAAATCTTGTTTCTATTAAATCTAAAAGTTTTATGTCCATCTTTTTTTAGCTCTCCATATTAATCTATAGCCTTTTTCGAGATGGGATTTTATAGCCCAATGTTTAAGTAACATATTGTCTTTTGTTACTTTTTTAAATTCTGATTTCCAACTTTCTCTTTTAAAAGGTATAACAGTTACAATAGGGTCTCCCTTTTTAATTAAAATTCTTTTTTCTGTTTTTAAAACAATTGGAAAATTTATCTGTGAAGGAAATATATCACAATCTACAACTCCACTTATTGGATAAAAGTCTGGATGTTCATTATTTATAGGAGGCACAAATAAAGCACTATAACCTTTTGGTAATTTTATCAACCATGGATTCATTAATTTTAAAAAAGGTTGATTAGAATTTTGTTTCACAAAAGGACATCCACCTTCCTCTCCTCCGACTTGTCCAATATCATGGTTGTCTTCCCTTGAAGTTACACCATTTCCTATCGGTGGAAAATCTACACTTTTAACCCAAAGTCCTTTTGGTAAATCTGGGTAGTGTGGGTTAAGCTGCATGTTATTAATTTCATAATCATGTGGCATTTTTAAAATATAACCTATAGACATTGAATCTAAAAAAGGCATACACATTTTAATAGTCCATGAACCACTGTCTCCTTCACGCATATAATTATTTAATTTTTTAAACCAATCAGGTATAAAAATTTTAGCAGGTTGTGGTCTTGTTTTTATATCGGAGTAAAAGGGCTCCTCTGCCTCAAATGTAATTTTATTATCAAACACAAAATTTATATAACAAAAAAAGGTGTGTTAGTAAATATTAAATAACTAACCAAAGCGGTACTGTCTGACCAGCAACATATAAACAATCAGCCCATGAATTACCTTCAGCTTTTCCTTCTTCATTGTAAGTAATTCCTGCTGTATCATTTTCTACATTTGAAAGTAATGTATTTAAAGTAGTTAAATCATTTGCATAATTAGAAGGAACATTTTCATTATTTTCTATATGATGTTCTACTAATTCAATAAAAGATTTTAATTTTTCTATTATTTCATCTTTTGTTTTATTAAAATAAGGACCCTCATAATTAGGATGATCTACTGAATCTTCCCATACTAAGTTACCTGAACCATCTACTGTAACTGAAGTGCTACTTCTTTTTAATTTTAAAAATTGATCTTCAGAAATATTTTTAGATGAAAAACCTAAATTTTCATAAAAATTTTTATCTTCATCTGTTTCACAAAGTTTATAAAAAAAATTGTTATTTAATATAATATGTCTAGCCATTATTTACCTCTTATGATCCACTGTTATCGTATACATATAAAATTCCTGCACCACCTGGATTTCCAGAGTTACCATTTCCTGGAGGTGGGTTAGCAGCTCTACTTAAATAACCATTTTGTCCTCCGCCACTACTTGGGGAAGGTAATCCGTATCTTAAAGGAATTACAGGACCTAAATTAACTACAGCTCCAGGAGCACTTCCCGACTGACCACCACTTCCACCTGAGTTAGGTGCACCAGTGTTTCCAGAATTTCCTCCGTTTGCAGTTCCAAGATTTCCTAAATTAGTTGCAGCTCCAGCTGATCCAGTATTATTTTGACTGTTACTACCTGAAGCTTGACCAGCAACACTAAATGGTAAAGTAGCTCCTCCAGTTACAGGACCAGTAAAAAATCCATATCCACCTTGACCGGGACTTCCAGGGTTAGGAGAAGCAGGTCTTCCAGCTCCACCGCCTCCGCCACCTCCAGCATAAAATAAAGCCAAGTTTGCACCAGGGTTCATCGTAACGTTACCAGATGAAGGACCATGAGCTACCATTTTTAAAACTCCAGCACCAGCTCCAGCAGAACCACTTGAAGCAGCAGTTAATCTTCCTTGTGCATCTACCGTAATAGAAGCAGAAGTATAAGATCCTGCAGAGACTGTAGTGTCAGCTAATTTAGCTGCTGTTACAGCATCATCGTTTATTTTAGCAGTAGTAACTGCATCATCCGCTATTTTTGCAGTCGTAACATTTGAATCTAATATACCCGCAGTGACTACAGCATTATCTGAAATTTGTGCAGCTCTAATTGCATCATCAGCTATTTTTGCATTTGTAATAGCATCGTCAGCGATTTGTGCAGTTCCAATAGATCCACCCAAAGTATCAAGTGATACTTCATTTAAATTTGTACCATCAGAATATGCAGCATAAATTTTTTGTGCATCAGGTGTAAATCCAGTTCCACTTGCAGTTTTTATTGTAAGGTTTGTTGGATTAGTTACTCCTGTGCAATCAAAGATATAAAATTTTTCTATTGAATCGGGTATAGTACAAACTGTTGAAGCACCCGCAGTTATTGTCGCAAATTTAATTACTAAATTTCTTGCATTAGATAAGGCACCATCAGACATTACTAAAGCTGTTGTTCCTCCTGATGAAAGTGTAATTTGTTCAAAACCAGCAATCGCTTGCTGTACTAAATTTAAATTTGTATTAGTCTTATCACCCCATGTACCAGCGTTTTCACCAGTAACCATTAGTTCAAGTTTAAGATCTGTAGAATAACTAGATGCCATAAAATTTTATCTCCTTAAATATTATAATTTTACATTAATTAAGCAGCTAAATCAACTGTTGTCCAAGTATTTGATACTCCAAGATCAATCTCTTGCCACGGTGTAATATTAACTGTTCCAACTGAACCTGTCAATTGTATGCCAGTTGGTATAACTTTTGCTTCTCCTACAACAGTAACTGACCCAGCTGTCGAAGTTAATTGAAGTCCCGAAACACCTACATGTTGAGCTGGTATTTCTGATGGATTTCCAATAGATATTGTAGCTTGTACACCTGTTGGAGATTCATTAGTAGATTGAACTAAAGAGAAATTACCAATAGACATTGTAGCTTGGCTACCCGTTACAGGTACGTCTAGGAATAAACCAGCTGCAGAATTTCCAACACTTGATGTTGCTTGAATTCCTGACACTGAAACATTTGCATCAGCAGTTATTTGTGAAATAGATCCAGCACTTGCATCAATTTGATCCTCTGATGCTAAAACAAATATATCTTGATCAATTGTTATAGAAAATGACGGACTCGCAAAAGTCATTGTCATAGCTGGAGAAGCTACTGATACTGATACATCTGTAAATGCACCAGTAGCTGGGAAATTAATTGTAGAAGTAAGTTGTTGACCAACCGCTTGAGCAGAGAATGCTCCACCCCATGCTAAGTTACCCCAACTTCTTCTACCCCATCCTATTCCAGTTAAAAGACTTTGATCAACAGTTGCCGATCCAATATTAGATGCTAATTGTGATCCAGTTATAGGAACACCAATATTAATTACTTCTTCTCCCATAGAAGTAGTTAATTCTTGTCCTGATGCTGATACGGTTACATCTATTCCAGCTGTTACACCAGCATTAGTTAAAGTTAATGTCCCTTGAAGAGTAGATACAACGTTTGCATCTCCTGTTATTGAAACAGATCCTGTAGAAAAAGTTGCTTGTGAGCCAACTGCTACTGGTTGAGATCCTGATAAATCTCCCCATTCATTTTCGCCCCAAGTATCTCCACCCCAACCTACTTGTAATTCTGCATCAGCAGTTATTGAAGCGATTGTAGATGTTAATGATCCAGCGCTACTTAGGGTTACGGTTGCATCACCGAGTGTACCCCAATTTTGAAAACCCCACGTTTGTGAACCCCAAGTAGCAGCCATATCATTTTATATCCTTATGCAATTCTTAAAATTGCTGCAGAAGTTGTGAACGCAGGAAACTGAATAGTAAAAGTTCCTGACGTTGCAGTCTTATCACTTCCAAAATCTAGCACTGCAACAGCGTCTGTAGTGTTTGATCCACCATCTGTTGTTGTGTTGTAAATTAAAGCACCTCTAGCAGTTAGAGTAACATTTTGAAAAGAAAGATCAGCAAAATCAGTAATTGCTACTGAAGATGAAACCTTTACTCCTTGGTTTACTAAAGCTTTACCGCCAGCTGTATATCCAGATGGAGACGAAACTTCATTTGCAGTTGCGTAGTTAGTAGTTGATTTTCCTAAAGTTGCAGAACTTGTATACATTGCTAACTTGTATGTGTCAGAAGATGTATCAAAATCATGCTTACCTTGTAGTAATTCTTTTTTGAAAGAATCACAAATTGCATTTGTTGTTATTGCCATAATTGGCCTCCTTTTAAATTATTGGTTTGGAGAAGGAGATGGCACAACCACTCTTGGAACTCCATCATCATACTCCGCACGTCTTCTTCTACCCATTTGTTGTAGGGCAAAATTCTGTACCTCTTCAGTATACTTGCTTTGATATAGATTGTATAGATTGTCTGGCCCTTTTAAAAATCTAAATGCCTCTGCAAGAACACCATGTAACAACATTGACTCTTGATATTTAGCTAAGTAAGTTTGATTAGTTGAAGTAAATTCTGGTGGATCTTTAATATAATTTATCTGAACCGTATCTGCAGAAGCTGGAGTTGGGGCTACAATAATATTAAACTCATCATAATTAGCATAATATTTAGGTGTTCCCTCAACACCTGATCCATTAAATTCAGATATGAAACTAGTATCTCTTTTTTCTAAAAATGTTCTAACCCCTCCAGATGTAAGATGTTGAACTGATCTTAAAATTAGTGCGTCTGAAGGTAAAGATACAGCTCTATTACTAGCAGTAAAAGTTGAGTTAGCGTATTTTCTAAGATCATCATAATCAACTTTACCTGCAACGTCTAATTCTACATTTCTAATAAAATCTTGAATAATAGCATCAGTTAAAACATTACTAGATACCTCCGTATAATTTCTAACTTGTGTCAAAAAATTTGAATGAGTTATAGCCATTATGAAATAGTAACCTCCACAGATCCTATATTAGATAAAAGTGTTCTTCTTCTATTCTGTAAAGATGGATCTTCAGGAACCATACTATGTATAGTAGTTGTAATTCCATTTGATGTAACATTAAATTCTTGAGTCCTAAATGCAAAGTCTCCAGGTAATGATAAGTTAGCAACACCTACATGTATACCACCCGAATCTGAAATAGTATTATCATTTGTAAATTCTTGATTAGGCTGTTGAAATTTCATTACTCTAGGATTTTTCAAAGCTATTGCATCTGCTTTATGATAAGGCGGATCTAATTGTGGATGTTTTGGTTCAAACTCAGATATATGAACTAAGGAACCATTCCACTCTTTAACCATTTCCTTATATGGATAAGCCATTCCTGATCTATCAGATATTGCTTTTGATCTTTTACCAGTTGCGTATGACATTATACTCCATCCCCAAAATAAGTTTGAGGAGAAATATAAACAGATGCTCTTTGGCCATCTTCATTTAATGCTCTTAGTAATTCATCCTCATATAATTGTTTTAATAATTGAATTCTATCTGGTGCTCTTTTTACTGATAAGTAATAAGCAAGACCTGAGCACATACAAGGTAAAAATCTGTAAGCTACATCAGCTTGATTTGTGTATATGCCAGCATCTTCAATTCTATTTATTGTATAAAATTTTAATGTAGTAAAAGTCGTTGCATCAGGAGCTAAATATAAATTAATTGTAGGCGTTGTTTGTCTATCAACAAAATATTGTGAGGGTTGTCCTGTTTGTAATTTGTTTGGAAGAGCTGCATATGCAGATCTATCAATTTTTGTTAATGATATATCATTAGTTGAAGAGGTATTGCTAGCTGCAGCAGTTGTTGAAATATACGCTTCTAAAACATCATTTACTTGTGCATCTACGGTATAAGTTGCAGTTCCCGCTACTAGAGCTACTTCATTTAATTCTACTTTCCAAAGATGGATTCCTCTATTACCCCATTCTGAAAATAAAAGATTTAAACTTCTTCTTGCGCTACGTAAGTCATTTCCACTATTAGTCCGCATACCGCATCTTTCGTATGCTTCTTCAATAATATCATCGATATTTAAATCGAATGCTGTAGTTCCTGACGTAGCCATAATTCATTACATTATGTCTTTGTAATAATCCAAAGACTTTCCTGGTATTAAGTTTTCATCTTGAAGGCCTTGACCTTGAGTTCTAGCTGCACC